CCAGAGAAGCCGTCAGGGCGTCTAGGCTTGAGGTAACAGCATCCAATCCATCGAGGGTGTATCCCGACGCAACGTAGGCGTGCAGGCCATTGACCTCAATCTCTGCGACAGCAAACGTCTGAGAAGGCCAATGGAAAATGAGAATCTTATTTGGCTGAGGAACTGATGCCCCGGACCCTACATAAGACCACATCGCAAGGGAACGCCGGAGGTCGGCGGCTGAGCTCATGCGGTAGTAATAGTCAGGATTCGCATCCCTAAAAAACCATCGAGCAACTTTTCCATTCCCGATGTTTACGGACATATCTCCATTGAAGATGCAGATGTCATCGTTTGAGATGTAGTACATGACGTTTCCTGCATCGCATACAGACCCAAACGATACGGCCCCGCGCTTACGCTCCCGAGGATAGAATCCGAAAGTTGTCGGCGGGGTTTCGCGCTCCATGCGGACAATGCCGCGCTCAAAAAACACAGAGCCGAAGTCCCCGCCAATCACGCGAACAATCGAACCGTAATTCCCTGCAATCTGCTGGAAGTCCGACTGCGTTGTTGGATTCGGAGTCCATGCCGTTTCGTCACCAAAGCCAGACCACCGCACATAGGTTGCGCCGTCGTCAGTGTTTCCGAGGACTACAAAATCACCCACCACGGCAACCGTGGCCGCTTTCGGAGGGCTTCCACCAAGGTCTGCAAAGTTAGCGCCGCCCATCGTAATAACCTGCACTGGGTCCACACTGTTGGTTGCAATCACCTTGTCTCCGAACTTGGCAAAGTCCCAAACGGTCTGTGCGCCTGTCGTATACGCGCCCGAGGTTCTCGTGACATCGGCCCATCCGGTGCCGGTCAGGCTATAGAGTTTTGAGGCGTCTCCGGCATAGGTATATTCGTTATCGTTGGTGTCTGTAACCGAGATGGCACCTCGCGCAAACGCACTTAGGGCGGTGTTAGAAGTCGTCTGGAGCCCGTAAAACGGCAGAAAAATGTCACCATACGGAACGACATTCTTTGCCGTCAGCGACCCCTGATTAGCCAGACTTTGCTGGTCTGGCACCCACTGCCCGAAGGGTAGGCGCTGCGTAGGCATTAGGCCGCCACCGCTTTAATTACCGCAAAGTTAAACACCGGCTGCTCTGTCGTCGTCCCTCCGGTTGTCGCAAAGCTGATTCGGAAAGACCCTGCGGCTACTGCGGTGACTTCCAGCATATAGAGGTCAGTCCCTGACCTTTGAGACAGAACCACTACGTCAGTCGCGGCAACGGTGCTATTTGTAACAGTGAAGCTCTGCCAGGTTGCCGTTCCAGCGGCCGACACCAGCGTGATTGCGCCGTTCGTCTTGTTCAACGTGACGCCCGTGGTGCGGCTGGTGGCCTGGGTGACTGTTCCGCCGGTTCCAGTTCCGTAACCGAGTCCTGCGGTGTCTGCGGTCACCGTCAATCCGGTGGAAGCGACTCTTGCGATTTCAGCGACAGCACCAGCATCTGCTGCTGCGCCGAATCGAATCGTGCCCCCGCCAGAAGTTCCTACAGCGGACGATAGGATGTAAGCGCCTACAGCGGCATTGCCGGTATCCGAATTGTAAAACTCGATTTTACCGATAGGCTGATTCGCAGCAGTCGTCGTGTCTGTGTCAGTGAAGCGAAGCGTGTTTACCGCAGTGTCTGAAGTAAGCGCATTGTTAGTTCCACGAAGATCAAGAAGTTGTGCGGCAGAGGCTGGTGTTGCACCGACCCCAAGATATCCTTCGGGCGTAATTGAGGCGCGAACGGTCGGGCTTGTGCCTGCTGCCGCGGTCGTCGCGAAGTTCAGGCGCCCCGGAATTGAAGTAGACGCGACCGTCCCGGCAACTTGCGCGGAAATGTATGCAGCTGGGTTAAAGGTAGGCGTTGCGTCGTTGTCTGCGCCATTGAACTGGATGATTCCGAGGTTATCTCCATCGGTAACCGCGCTGAGCGCTCCAACAACTCCGGACTTGCTTTTGTTGAAAAGGAAAAATCCCGGGAAGGTGGCATTATTTGTCCAGCTAAATGTGCCGGCCTGAGTTCCGTGGGCTTGCCATGCGGGCGTTGTGGCAGTTGTGAGAATTTTGGAGGCAACCGCCGTCGTGAATCCCTGAATCAATCTTCCAGAAGCGTCTACGATGAATGGCGTTGCGTCTGGGTTTGTGCTGTCCTCAATCTCAAGGGCGTTTGCAGTTCCGAGCTGGGTGACGCGCAGGGCTGCGTTGGTGTTGTCTGTAACGCTGACAATGGTATTTTTCGAAAATGTTGATGTTTCTGAAAAACTTACAGCGCTATTAAATGTTGTGGCGCCGTTAAAATAATTCGGAGCTGTTCCGTCCGCATAGAATTGATATCTAAGGTCACTCCCCGTAGAGGCATCTATTTCAGCATAAAATCCAATATTGAGATTTGTTGCTTGGGTTAAATCTATTGCTCTGTAACCATATTGATTGATAAGCGAACCAGCCCCTGTCATGGTTATTCCAGCAGTAGAATAACTAAATGCAGCGGTTCGAGTTGTGGAAATTGTGCGAGATTCAACAATTCCACCGAGAGGATATTCCCCAGCAAGATTGATATTTGTAAAACTTCCAGCAACCGGAGTTGTGGCTCCTATCACAGAATTGTCAATAGTGCCGCCATTGATGTCGGCAGTGGTCAACACAGCACTGTTGATAGTCGCAACACCAGTCGAATTCGCAAGCGTTATTGAGGCCGTCCCATCTTTAGCCTTGATGTTCGTCACTTCCAGCGAAGTGATGTCAATCGCTGGATAGCTTGAGGCGTTCATCAGCTGGAACTGAGTGCCGTCGTAGACCACCGTATACATAAGGCCGGAGACAATCTCTCCGCCAGTACACGCAGCCCCATTGAACTGCACATCCTTTGCGCCCAAAGAATCGACGTTCAGAGTCGTAGCGCCGGTGTTCGTGCCGCCTGCCTTGAACGTGTACATATCGCCCTGGGCGTAAGCCGTCATCGTTCGCGAGGCGGCCAGCGTGATGATGTTGGTGCCTGCGCTGGTATTGACCCCGTCCGTATCAGAGCGATACCTGGCCACCGCAGCCATCACCTCGCGGGCTGCGTCGTTGACAGTCGAGGGCGCCATGCCCTCAGGAAAGCCGTTCGGCGGGGTGGCGTTGTTAGATGCTGCGGTCGTCGACCAAGTTTGAATGTCGCTCATGGACCCCTCTGAAGCTGGATTGAAATCGGGCCTTGAGACTGGTGGCCCCTGAGATATTCGGCAGACGCAAGGGCTGCCGCCTCTTTGTACTGGTTCGCCCAGAGGGCGGCCTCATCCTCGGCCATGAGGTAACGGTTCGCCCAGAACATCGAGGCGGACAGATAAACGTCCGGGAACTTCGTAAGCAGCCAGTTTGTGGTGTTGCTGTTACTTAGGGCGGACACGCCGGGGAAGTAGGACAGCTCATAGGCATAGCTGTCATCGGGGGAGACGTCGAATTCAATGATGTCAGAGATGCCGAAGTAGGCAGGCTTCCCTGTTCCTGAGCGCCGGTATTGTCGAAGCTGGTCGTCCGAGACATACGTCAGGACGACAGTCGGGTCTGCCGTGAGGGTCAGAACACTGAGCTCTTGAAAGTCCCCCGGCAGGCTAAGGCTGTTGGTGCCGGAGGTCAGGCTCCCAGAAAGGCGCGTCTTGTTCCCTCGGACCCCGCCCATGTTTCCGGTCGTCCTCGGCAGTGCAGGACGTTTAAACATGGACTCCGCCAGCTGGATGAAGTTAGCGGTCTGCGCGGTCGTGAGGCTGGACCGCGCTAGCCAGTCGGTAATGGCAGATTGCAGCTCCGAGTAGTTCGAGATTGCCATTTCGGCCCCCTTTTGCTAGGGCTGAAATTATACCCCTTTTTTGCGCCCGACAACCCGCATATCCCGCATGGGAATGTGTGTCTTGGGTGTGTCGATTCCGATGAGCTCACACCCTGCGTCCTCAAGGACAGCAACTATCTCTGCCATGCAATAGCACCATTTGTGTGTCATTTCCTCGGATTCGTAGCAAGGGTCGCCATACAACCCCCACAGACTTAGACGCGCATCCATCGGGTCGCCGGAAGTGCCTTTTTCAATCATGTACCCGAGTATCTTGTCGAAACAGGGCATTTCGAGAACAAGTTCTCCGCCAGGCTTCAGCACACGCATCCAATCCTCAAGGATTTCCGGCACAGTCCACCGCCAGAAATGTTCAAGGACATGGTAGGCGTGAATCTCATCCGCATGATTGTCTGGGAACGGAAGGGGCTTGCTGATGTCGGCCTCCACATCCGGCTTGATTCCCGACCAGTTGCCACCGAGGTCAACATTCACAAACCCCTCCATGAGTTTGTGTCCGCAGCCTAGATTAAGTCGGACAGCACTTTGTTCCATTTCGCCCCCACTGTTTTAGGACTGAAACGCTCGGCCACATAAGCCTGAGCCTCAGCAATTTTATCTGTAACGTCCTGCGTCATAGCCATTTCAAGGCCCTCGGCCACATCCCCGACCCAGATACCGGGCAACTCTCGGTAGGCAGGAAGGTCTCCGCAGACAGGGAACCTTCCGGCCCGAATTGCTGTCACTGCTCGGTTTGCTGACTTGCACTGCCTTGGCCCCGTAGGAAGGGCTACAACGCGACATCTGCCCAGCTCTCGCATGAGTGCCTCGGGGCTCCATGGAACGCACCATGGGGCTTCTACGTTCGTCACGATGGTGAGCGGCCACTTAATCTTGGCGTCATAGAGGTCTTGCAGGTTTATCCGGTGCCCGAACCATAAAACCCCTTCTCCCATGCCGGGAGGGCTTTCGGGGTGTTCATAAGGGTCATCAATCACCACGGCATCCCTGCCCGTTTTCTGCAGTATTCGGAGACGCATTGCCTCGCTGTTGCAAGTGATGACGTCAGCTTTCTCCGAGGCTTCAAGGTAATGCGGCCCCTTGAGTGGGTCATCGAACCAGTCGTCGCAGATGTCAAAGACTACCTTGCGATACTGGTACCGCACTGCGGCATTCCATCGCCAGTTATGCTTTGAGCAGACAAGTATGTCCGTTCCCTGCTTCCAGCCGAGTTTGGAAAGCTCACGGAAAGGGATGATGTTCCGCAGCCTGGTTGAGGCGATGGTTTCGTCTGTTTGCTGGAAGGTGACGTTCACATCACGCCCAACCTTTTCAGGACACTTTCGGCGTGGACAGACTTACCCATCAGCTCTATCCACGAGCATGAGGAGTTCATGGCCTTGTACTCTTCCTGCCAGTCTGCCGCGTAATCACAGCCTCGGACCTCTGGGAAGTGCGGCACGCCCTGGGTGAAGTGGACCAGTTTTGCGGGGGCCATCTCGTCATAGCCCACACAGAAGTTCCACTCGGGAGGAATGTCCCCGATGCTTTGCGCCCAGTCCAGCTTGTGGGGCATGGAGGTCTCTTCGTCGATGAACTCGGGAGTGAGATTTGTACACAGGGCGTTGTCAAACACCATTAGAGACGGCCACTCAAACCGCTCTTGATGTTTCGCAACGTAGACCTCATGGGTGCCGTCTACCAGCTTTGCAAGTTCGTGGACGTCCCCAAGGACCAGCATGTCGGAATCCATGAATACCGAGATTCCTCGGTAATTACAGAGGAACGGGGGAAGGTAACGGCTGAAGGTGAAGTCTGTTAGGCCCCGACGTTTGATGGGGAGCTGCGGAAGTACGAGAGGGATAATCTGGACAGGCTTAGAGGCCCGTCTGATTATTGACCACTGGAGGACGTTGTAGGAGACCGGAGAGCGCGGATCGATTCCGATAAAGATACGCATTTCCTCAACCTTTCGATTATTTCGTTTGTATAGTTCTCGTGCCTGTTCAGAAACTGGACGCTCTTGTACCAAGGCGTCTGCTCATGCCAGTGGGGCGTAGAATGCACCGCAACAATGGCCGGAACCCCTAAGGCTCCAGCCGCATGGTAGGCCGTCGTCGGAACGCAGACGACAGCATCCAGACAGTCAATGAGGGCGATGGTGTCCTCGTAGTTGTCTGTCTGGGTTCCCCATGGGAAGTCGTGAATCGGGAAGCCCTCGGTGTCTCGCTCTTTGTATTCCAGAGAGATAAAGTCTGCATCCAGCTCAAACAAGGACGCCCAATCGCTCAGCTGGACGTTGCGGCTGAACCACCCGTGTGCGCCTGGCGTTCCCCCTGTCCATGCCACCCCAATCTTTGGTCGCTTACTGATAGACCGCAGGAGAGCCGCCCACTGGAATCGTTTGGCAGGATGCGGCACAAGGTAGGGCTTGCCCGGAAACGAGCTTACGGACCTTCTGCGGAACCGCTGTAGCTCGCTCATCGAGCATTGATAGTCGGCGTCCACCTTCCACTCAATTTCCTTCTCGAACTGTGAACCGTAGACCTCAATCCTTGGGAAAGCAGCTGAGAAAACCTCTTTCAGTTTAGGGTGGCAGACGAGCTGTTTGACGTTGGCATCCGGAATGGTTGTGCAGAAAGCAATCTGGTCGCCTAGGCCCTGCTCTCCATAGACAAGAAGCCTGCCCTTCTGGCCTTCCCAGTCTGGAAGCCCATAGTTCTGCTTCTCTCGAAAAGCCTGATGTCCCATTCCCTTTGCATAGGCATCCCAGCCTTCCCCGTATCGCTTTGTATGCAGGCAAGCAAAGCCAAGAGCAACATGACCCTGAGGATGGTCCTCCATAGGAATGGCCTTACGCGCATACGCTTCTGCCTCCTTGAATCGGTAATTCACGGCATGGGCGAAGGCGATGGAGCGCAAGACTGACGGGTTGTCAGGCGCTAGGCTCTCCGCCTTCAGCATGGAATCAACTGGCGCCTTGTCAATCAAGGACGCCTCGCAGGTTCCCCGGACAAGCCAAGTGCGCCAGTCGTCAGGGGCAAGGGAGGTGAGCTTTTCCGCCACCGCTAGGGCTAGCGGGCTCTTTTCGGTATCAATGAGGATTTTCGACATCAGAAGCAAGGCTTCGACGTCGTTGGGATTTCTGGCGAGCAGTTGGGTAGCCGTATGCCCGGCGAGTTGGTACTCCCCCCGGGCATAGGCTTTTTCCGCAACGTGCAGGTCTAGACTCGTCCCGTTCCCGTTCTGAGGTATCGCCATTCGGGGTCGTTCAATAGTCGCTTGATTCCTGGCGTATGGTTCTTGTTGAACACATCAACGCCGTGGTCCTGCTTCCATTTTACGATAACCGAGTTCGGGATGGTAGCAACATGCCACCACCCCGCTTTGATACCTTTCCGCGAGTATTCGTTGAGGCCCCCGCCTCCCCCGACGTCGTGCGTCTGGGTGCGCTTGTTGACCTCAAGGAAATGCCCAACGTCCTGTATCTCCTCGATGACCGTCTCTTTCGTCAGGTCATCGTAATGGTGATAAACGGACGTCCGGGTTAGCGGGTCGTAATCAAGAAGCCTTTTTGCCACGTTTCTGACACCCCTGACCGTCAACTGGAACCATCTTCGAAGCCTTGTAGGTTTTCGTGATGGTCTTTTTGTTGCCGGACATCCACTTAATTTTCTTCGCCGGTTTGTCGTAAGCCATGCTTACCTCCAAAAGGGACCGGGGAGGCTATCCCCGGTCAAGGTTGAGGTCTCTTACGAAGTGGTGACCGCGTAGACCTTACCGCTCGCACTCGGGTTGTCAGCAACCACGGTGCACTCGGCCAGAATCATGGAGCGGTCGCTGTCGCCAGTCTTCGCCAGTTCCACGTTCTGAATCGGTCGCAGGTACGCCACAGACCAATACTCCATATCCAGCGCATAGACCTGATTAGGCGGCATGAACCGGTCAGCCACAATCTGATGCTGCCCGAAGTCGGACACATAGATGTCGGCCGAGCCAATGATGGTCGCCGGACCAGTCTGCTGGTTGTCACGGTACTGGGTCGCAATACCCGCAAACGCCGAAGCAATCTGCTTGTTGAACGAACCAGTGAAGATGACGTTCGGCGAGCCGCCGTTATCCCAGCACTGCTTAATGACGCTCTTCAGCATCGACTCAGTGAAGGTCGCAGCCGTGCCGGAGGTCGGGGCGGTACCCGGAGCGCCGGAAGTGATGGTCGGGGTGGTCGCGGCGGTGCCGTTCTTCACCTGGTTGGTGAACAGCCACGCAGCGACGCCAGCCATGACGCGAGCAGACGCCGCAGCGCCAGCAGTCGCAGCCTGGGTGCCGAGGAAGGTCGCTTCCATGTCACGCTTCAGCTCACGGCCACGCTTGGCAATCTGATAGCTCAGTTCGTCACGCCGGCCAGCGGTGTCGGAGGCACGCAGGGTGCCGGAGACGCGCGGGACCTTCGTCATAATCTGGGTATAGTTACCGAAGCGCGAAGTCGCGGTCGCGGTGTTGGTGTTCGCGTCGTCACCTTCGATCTGCGCGTTGGTCGCAACGGCCGAATCAAGGCTGTCCGTCTGCCACTCGTGGAAGGTCGAGGTCGCCTTCTTGCGTGTGACATTGGACATGAACGGGGTGTCCATGGGGCTGATATCGTAGATGATATCCTCAAGGTCCTCGCGCATACCGACTGCGGCATAACGCTGGAATGTACCGGTTGGGACTGCCATCTCTTTTCTCCTAGATGATTCTGCTAATCAACGCCGCTGCGTCTTTCATGTTCCCGCTTTTCGCGAGCTTGCCACGCAGGGCGCGGGTCGTTTCGTTTGACTGCTCAGCGCGGCCAGTACGCGACCCGGGAGTCAGCGTCTTTTTGCCGAGCTTGAACACCTTATTTTTGGCCACAGTCGCTTGTGTCCTCGCAAGTCTCATCGCATCCCTCGCCAGAAGGACCTCTCGATGCGCCTTGATGCTGGCCACATACTGCGGGCTGTAACCACGGGAAAGGAGGAACTGAGCAATTTCGGCCTTTTCACGAGCCGCTACCTGCTGGTCCCGCCATTCCGGGATTGCCCGATACAACAAGTCCGCTTCTTGCCTTAAGAGCTCCCGCTCTTGGGCCACCTGCACCTGCGCTTGCTCCCGCTGCGCATTTTCATATCGTATCGCGGCGTCTGCTCTCAGGTTCGCCAACTGAGTCTGGCGTTCCTGGTACTGCATCCTAAGTGCAGCAAATTCTGCTGGATTATTGTGCCGAAGCCAATCCCAATTAACCTGCGCCATCTCCTGAAAGAATTGCTGCTCAACGTGCTGGAGCAGGGCCGCGGCCTCGTGCTCCTTTTGCTGCAACGCCTGAGCTGCTTGGGTCCATTGCTGCTGAATCTGCGAGCGTGCAGCCTCAACCTTGGCGGCCTCGACCCGAATCTTCTCTTGCTCTTTGTAGGCGTCCTTGAGCTGTTCAATGGTCGCCTGTTTCGGGCCTTCAGGGGTGTCTAAGTTGACCTTCAGCGCATAGAGGTCAGAGGGGTCTGCTTCGAGGTACTCAGCAAGCTGGTTCCATTCCTCAATGGTCATCTCATCGGGAGATTCTTCCTCAGGGGCTTCTTGAGCCTCTGGGGCCTCCTGCGAAGATGCCTGCAAAGCTTCAGAGTAATTTGCCTCCGGTGGCGCCTCTTCCCTCGGGCGTTCATTTTCAGGGGTTAGGAAGGCGGCAATTCGAGCCTCAGGGGTTGCTTGCTGTTCGCTCATTTGTTCAGTTCCTCAACTTGTTTTGATGCCATCTTGCCGGTCACCATGACCGACTCGATGTGGTTTTTAATCTTCTGACAAACCTGAAACGCCAGCCAGAGTGTCTCTCGCTGGTCGCTGTCCTTCACGCCGCTGGCACGCCAGGCCGCCATGAGCTTCTCCTCATAGGCGCCCCATGCTTCCGACCACAGGGGAGAGCGCAGAATCCGCTCTGCCTCGTGACCTCGGCTAATCTCTTGCTCAAGACTTGGCAACGCGTCTCTCCACGATTTCCTTGATTAGACCGTCCTTGTCCCGGATAACTTCTTTGCGGACTTCGCTGTTCGAAAGCTGGTTTTGCAGGGAGGCAATCTGGTCGGCCATCATCGCCATCATGTAGTCCTGCTGGGTTGGCCCTTTCTCCTCTTCGGTGTCCTCTTCTTCTGGGCCTTCCTCAGTGCCTTCCTCCTCAGTATCTTCCTCTTCTGGGGCTTCCTTTTCCGGCATCATCGTGTCGTAAGCGAAGATTTCGGTAATCTCTGGCTCACCTACGAGAATTCCTCCCGGTAGGATGTCCTTCATCTCCTGCATGGACATCTTGGCAACGTCGATGCTTGCCTTCTGGTCGGCGATGTACTTATCGAGCGCCCTGTCTTTCGCCTTGCTGGTCTCCGCAATCTGAATCTGAAGCAGCTTGAGGTCGTTTTCTGTCTGGCGTCGCTTCATTTCGACTTCCATCGACATGACCTTCGCATTGCTGTCTGCCGCGTCCTTCAGGCCCTTCAGTTCGTTTTGCAGCGTCTGAATCTCGCGCTTGAGCTTCTGCTCTTCGATCTTAAGCATCATCTCGACTTGCAGGCGCTTCTCCTCAGCGGCCACCTTCTGGGCGTCTACCTGAGCCCGTGCCATCTTGGACTGGGCGTCCAACATCAGTGCCTCTGCCTGCACCTGAGCAGCCATAGCCGCAGGGTCAGGCTGCGGCGGGGGCGGAGGCGGCGCCATTTTGGGGTCCATGAAGAACAACTCGGGCTGTAGACCCATGGCCTGAACCAGCTCCTTGTTCGCCATCCACATCTGTTCGGGAAGGATGAGGGACCCCATTGCGCCGGCAGCCGCATACTTCTGCTGAAGTTCGATGATTTGCATCATTCCGGCAATGCGGCGCTCACGGCTTTGGTTGCCCATGCCCACCTTGACCGTGATGTTCTCGCGCTCTCTCCACTCTCCCGGGTTCACCGGCACCCACTGATTCCTGAGCTTCAGGACCATCTGTTTGTCTTGGTTCTTGCTCAGTAGCTCGTGGATATCCTTGAACAACGGAAGGAAGCCCACCTCAGCAAGAATGCGAGCAATCAGCTCTATCTTCATCCGGGCAGCGTCGTAAGCGAGAGCCGCCACTCCGGTGTTGACGTTCGAGAGGGCGTTCTTGTCGAGCCCGGCAACCTCATCACCAACGCCCGTGCGTTGTTTGATTTGGTTGTCCATATACTCCATCAGCGGGAACGTCTCCTGCGGCAACGCAGAGTGCGGCAGGGGCGAGACGTAGGCCCCGACATTCTGGTCGCCTCGAACCCGGACCACTCCGCCAGGGCGTGAGGTCAACAGGTCGTCCATGTTCACGAACTCGTCATTGACGATGGTTCGGGAATTGTTGGCAAGGTAGGTATTGTCGAGGACCTGCCGGAGCAGGGTGGACTTGATGTGCTGGATGTCCATCGTCAAGTCAGCGATGGAAAGCCCGTAGAACTTGTGGGTGAGAATGACAGGGGTTGCGGTGGAAAAGGGAATCCGGTCTACCTCTTCCACATCCAGCAAGGTGGCGGAGCCGCCGCCGTCAGGGTCTCCCGCGTAAGTCACCTTCACCAGTTCGTCGATGCCATCATCGTTCGTGTCGAGGTAAAGGTAGCACTCAGTAATCCAGTAAGTGTCGTGCGTGTAGACCGTCGCAAGGCCCTCGTCATCGAGGCGGTCGCGGGCAATCTTCTCGGGCGTGTCTACATCGTCAGAAGTCGGCAGGGATTCAACTAAGTCCTTGTCGAAGCCAGCCTCAATCAGTTCTGACTTGGACTTCTGGACCCTCATGTAGCAGGACCGAGCGTCCTTGGCATACGGGCTGGAGGCATCTCGGCTGATGCCAAAGTCCTCAGGGGCGACAGGCTCAATCCTGACTTGGCCTCGCTTCTTGACCGTTTTGAAAGAGACAGACATCAACCCATCTTCCCCGACATCAACCTCTAGGGGTTCGCGGGTAACTGACGGGTCGGCCATGAGCTGCATAATCCCGAGCTCATCGAGGCCGGTGTACTCTTCCCGCTCCTCAATGGTCTCGTCATCCCACCAGACTTTGAGGATGCCGTTCTTCGAGAGCAGGGCATCCTTCAGGAAGGTGTAGGTGTTATAGAAGCCCTTGTTTTGCTTCCAGTAGACGTAATTCACGACGTCCGTCTCTTGCTGGGCCTGCATCTCATCCTCAGGGCCCACAGGGTCGAACACCACCATATTGTCTTGGTCTGCAAATATTCGCATCAGAGACGGGAGAATCCACTCCACCGTCTCCATGACTTCCCGGGTGATAACCTGGCTGCGACCTTCGACCTCGTCCCCGTACTGTTCGCCCAAGTAGTAATCAAGAGCGACTGCCCGTTCGTTGGAGATTTCAGAGCCCCATCGCCCAATGGTGGAGGTGACCTCCATCTGGGCACGGGCAAGGATTTGGGAATCAGTCAGCTTTGGCATTTTTCCGCTTCTCCAGTCGGGCTTCGAGCGCGGCCACAGCCGCCTTGAGGGCGGTCAATTCTGCGGTCAGCTCTGCAATTCTTTTGATGAGATAGGCGGTATTCACAGAATCCCTTTGGTGCTGTATTTGATGGGCTCCCAGCGTTTCTCTTGTCTGCCCTTGTGCATTGCGCCTACCCGGAACGCATCTGACCCATGCGAAGCCCAGTCATGGACTGGCCGGAGACGGTAGGTTCTATTCACCTCGTCATACTCCGCTCGGTAGTGCCTGAGTGCGTTTAATCCTGCTGCGCAGTGTAACGCATCGAACCAGCAATTCGGGAGCATTTTTCGTACTGCTTCAATTCCATCCTCGACTCGATGCTGGGGCTGAACAATAGGTCTCTGCCCAATCAGCTCAGACAAGGTATCAACGCGGGCTTTCCCGCTGTCTAGGCTGCGCTGCTTGGCGTCATGGGGTAACACAATATCCCCCAGCGTCCAATCGTTCTCTCGGACCTTTTGCAACACAAGATTGGCGTAATGACTTAGGGCTTCCCCGTTGTTCTCGTAGTAGTCCAGAAGTCGTATCTCGGGCCCCACTCGCTGGGCGAACCAGATAGCGGTCGAGTCCCCGATGCCAAGGTCCCACCACGTTTCAACAGGATATCCCGGGTCAGCGTTGATACTCCTGAATCTTCCTTTGCGCTCTGCATCTTCGAGCAGACGGCCGTAATAAGCGCCGACAATGGCAGCGGTCCAGCTGCATTCGAATTCTTGGGCGTATCGTTCTTCACTCAGTTGTTTCCTTGAGTCATCCAGTTCGGCTTGGTCAACGTATCCCGTTTCGGATGCCTTGTGCAGTCGCACAAACCATTCCGGGTCGTTTCGGTATTTGTCGTAGAGATTGAAGAAAGCATTGTGGCCCATGGGAGTGCCGATGAAAGTAGCCCTTCCCCTGCGGTCAGACAGGGCAGGGCGGATGATTTCCTCCCATACCCGCTCTGACATCTGGGCGTATTCGTCCAAGGCCACGGCATCGAGGTAGATTCCTCGCAGACTGTCAGGGCTGTCCGCCCCGTACAAACTAATCCGCCCCCCGTTCGGGAAGTCCGCCCTGAGCTCTGCTTGGTTGTAGCTCATGCCCGGAATATCTCGGGTGAACTTCTGGAGGTAGTCCCAAGCCACCGCCTTAGCCTGGCGGTACAGCGGGGCGATGTAGGCTCCCCGAGGGCTTTCCTTTTGGCAGGTCAGGATGTCTCGGACGATGTCATTCAGGACCATCACCGTCTTGCCAAAGCGTCGATGGCAGACCGCTATGGCCCATCGCTCTTTCCGGTTGTGATAGTCCCTCTGGAGAGGTCTAGGGGCGTACTTTAGTTGGATGAGCTGTCGGACCATGTAATCACAAGCTCAACCGGCCCATTCTCTCCTGAAATGGTCTGGGTAACCTTACCTTCAAGGCGGTCCCCGATTTCTTTTAGAGCAGCGATATCGCCGCCCTCTGCTGCCGTAATGATGGCATTGGCTAGGCTGTCCAGCTTCTTGCC